AGCAAATAGAGATATAAAAATTTTAGGGGGGAGGGGGGGTCTAGGCGTGGAGGGAGCTACTTCCTCGAAAAATATGAAATTCCAACCAACATGCTACATCAACAAATTAGCCTCAAAAAATGACATGTGCCCACCGTAGAAATAATAAAATCACCAAAAGTTGCAATATTTGCTTATAATGTGCTACATTGTGCAAAAGGAAGCTAAAACAATGAACATCAGAGAATTTAGAAACAATTTCTGCAAGATAGCCGAAAGAGGCGACAAAATTACTGTTACCAAACGCAATAAGGTAATAGGTGCTTATATTCCCAAGAAGATTAAAGAGGAGCGGTGCGAACGATATAAGTTCAATAATGTTAAGTGTGTCAGAACGGCTCGAATAGAAGTGATGGTGAGATATGTCGACAAAACCATTAGAGCTAAGTTATGCAATAATTGTTATAAATTATTAAATAGTAGTATAGATAGTACTATGGAAATAGAGGTATTAAATGAAATGTAAACATTGTGGTGGTAAGTTGGTTCCTAAAAAATTATTTTGTCCTAATTGTGGTAAAGCACAAGAGAAAATAGTAGTTAAAACTTCAGGTGCTTCTAATCGACCGGTTGAGGTGGAAAAGGTGTTTGAGGATTCGGGCATTACTAAAGAAGCGGATAAAAGGAAATTTCTGAGTGAATTGTCTGGTGGATTTAAAAATAGAGAAAAAGTTATTATTGATGGTAATGTAGGCAAGATAGGAGGTTTTAGTTGAAATTATATTTTACAGAGTTTGTTGGTGACAGATTCGCTCTTAAGTCAGAGAAGGAATTAGCTAGAACACTCAAAGAGCCAATGAAGGAATACATAATTACTACCAAAGATTATGTGATTTTTAGTAATAAGAAGATAAAGATTGATGATCTAAGTACTACTCCAGTCTGTGTTCGTGATAGAACTCTTATAAGTAAACTGAAGGGGAAGAAGTTTCATCTTGTTGATTGTGTTTCTCCTCATGAAATAGTAAATTATAGACCAAATAGTGTTGAGTGTGTATTGAGCCGTAAGTTTTTTATATTACCTAATGGTCAAAAGCACTATAAAGGAAAAAGATTAGAGAATTGGACAAGGAAGTGGAAAACTACTACTAAGTTGGAATTTAATCATAGATCGTTCTTGGAGGCAGAGAAAATGGTAGAAAAAAACGAACTTCAAGTTATTAAGCCGAAAGGTAAAAGTAAAAACCCATTTTTTGATCCAAAAGTTGTCGCTGGACAGAGAGATGAATCGCAGGTTAAGACAGGGGTTATAGCATTGGACAGAAAACAGGAAGTAGTTAACACTACACTACTTTGTGATACATGTGTTTATAGAAATAAATGTCCAGGTTTTATGGCTGGTAGTGTTTGTGCTTACTCAGAATCTTTTAAATATCTTACAAAGAAAATTAAAAGTAGAGATATAGATTTAATTACTGAGTCGATTCAGGAGATAATAGCAGATGAATCAGAGCGGTATGCTATGAGTAAGCACTTTGAAAAAATATCTGGAGAAATAGATGGAAGGACTACTCAGATAGGTGATTTATTGTTTAGAAAGTTGACAGAATTTGTTAAGTTGGTCAAACCTGAATTAAATCAGGGTGTTACATATAATATATTAAATCAGCAGGTCAATATTGGTACTGCTGTGGAGAAATTAGAAGATGCGGGACTCTCAGACAAACAACGAGGCGGACTGGCAGAGCAAATTGACAAAATCCTTAAAGAAGAGAAGCAAAAAGGAGCTTAGAGAATTAAGGTGGTTATTAAAAAATCCAGACTTTAGAGAAAAGCCAGTTGATATAGAGACATTTTGTCAATCACCCAATTATCTTGCTCTTACCAATAAAAAAGGTAAGTCTCAGGTTCGTGAACGCATAATGTTGGAACTAAAAAAAATATTTCCATTAAATGAGGAAGATCCTTTTGAGTTTCCATATCAGGATGTTGTTTTCGCTGGTGGAATTGGGGTTGGTAAAAGTTTTGTGGTTAGTTTGGTTATAACTTATTGTACCTATCTGTTTGGTTGTCTCAAAGATCCACAAGATTATTTTGGGATGTCTCCAGGTTCTGCTATCCAAATGATGAATATGGCTAATAATGAAATAAAGGCCAGAAAGATTGTGTTTGGAGAGGTGAGAGCTAGAGTGGATACAAGTCCTTGGTTTAAAAACAGATTTAATTATCGTCAGGACGTTACATCTGAACTAAGATTTCCAAATAATATATTTATTATTCCAGGTAATTCCGCTGATACCTTTTTTGAGGGATTTAACATTTTTGGTGGAATTATAGATGAAGCAGATTCTCACACCAAAACACCAGAAAAGGATTTTGCTCAAGTTGGTTACGATGCTATTAAAGAAAGAATAAAATCTCGTTTTGGAATGAAGGGAATTTTGGTTACTATTGGTTCGCCAAAAGTTACTGATGGATTTTTAATGAGAAGATATTATGAATCCAAAAAGATGAACAGATCATATTCTGTAATTATTCCATATTGGGAATGTCCCTCTCCTGCGTGGAAATATTGCGGAAAAACATTTAAGTATAGAAATATAACTATACCGATAGAACATGAAGAAGAATTTAAACGAAATCCAGAAAAAGCATTGAGAGATATAGCGGCGGTTCCAACTTTTGCTCATCAACCATTTTTCGCTTATCCGGATAAGATTGATGAAAATGCCAATATGGATAGGGTGCAAGTAAGAACTACAAACGATTATCCATATTATGAGAAAGGCTTCAGGGCGATTCATAATAAATCATGTGTTATTCATGTCGATTTAGGTTTGAATAAACAGGGCGGAGATAAAACAGGATTTGCAATGGGACATAGCGAGGGGTATGCTAATAGTGATGATGGTTTGCAGCCACTAATATATATGGACTTAATAGAACAGATAGAAGCACCCCCTGGTGGAGAAATATTGATTTCCGATATTAGAAAGCGTATATTTGAATTAAAAGATAGAGGGTTTAAGATAATAAAAGTAACTTTTGATGGTTTTCAATCAGCAGAAACTATACAGATACTAAATAAAAATGGTATAAAGGCAGAAAGAATATCTGTCGACAAAGATACCTCGGCATACGAAGCAATGAAAGAGTGTATATATCAGGAGAGATTGAATTATCCACCAAATCCTGTTTTTATAAAAGAGTGCAAACATCTAGAATTTTATGGAGATAAGGTTGATCATCAGCCAGATGGAAGCAAGGATGTTTCTGATGCAGTCGCTGGCGTAGTGTATAATATAATACTAGAACCAAAGAAATATAATAAAAGAGAATTTTTTAAACCATTATTCGGTCATAGAAGACTAACTTCGGAGGAAACAAATGAGTATTCTTGACCTCTTTGCAAAACAAAAAAAGATAGTAACAGATAAAGAATTGGGGAAGTCTGGTGGAAACAATCTATATACACAAAGATTACCAGACGGGACTAGATATAATGCTGATGATATAAGTATAAAAACGTATCGCAAAATGCGTTTAGATCCACAGATATCTGCTTGTTTAAATGTTATAAAGTTTACAATGCAGAGAGTGGATTGGTATGTAGAGGGAGATGACAAAACTAAAAAAGTCATAGAAAAATCTATAGAGAATGTTTGGAATCACTTAATACGATCTATTACAAAATCGCTTTGGGCAGGATATAGTCCCAATGTGAAGATTTTTACTTTAGATGGCAGTAACTATGTTCTAAAAAAGATTAAAGATCTAGATCCATCGACTTGTAAAGTAAAAACCGACAAAAAAGGTAATTTTGATGGATTTCAACAAGAACTTATGGGCAAAAAAGAAATAATAAATCCGCAATATGCCTTTTGGTATACTCATCAAATGGAAGATGGTGATTTATATGGAAATTCGATGATAAAACCAGCTTATAAACCTTGGTATTATGCTGAGTTGATACATATGTTTGCTAATAGATATTATGAACGATTTGGTGAACCAGTTGTACTTGGTAGGGCACCAATAGGAGATGTCGTTGAGGATAGTACTGGTGCCAAACGTGATTCGATGGCATCAATTCAATCTGCCGGTGAAGGAATAAGAAATCATACTGTTCTAACAATTCCAGGAGACAGAGATGAATCGGGCAATTTCCTTTATGATATTTCTTATTTGGAATCTCAAATGAGGGGCGTTGACTTTGATGTCTATATGAAGAGATTGGATTTGGAAAAAGCTAGAGCCATATTTGTTCCAGATTTACTTTTGGGTAGCGGAAATGTTGGTTCTTATGCTCTTGGGCTAGAACATAAAGCTACTTTTATTACCGGAATCATGGGAATAATAGATGATTATTTTGAATGGATAAATAAATATATCGTCAAACAACTAATTGAGCTAAATTATCCCTCTGGGGATGCAAAGTTAAAATATACTCCTCTTTCTAGGGTGACTGAAGATGCAATAGTAGACATAGTTAGAGATTTAGTCTCTACTGGCAAGATTTCACCTGAAATACAAACACTTTCTGACAGAATTGGGATTCCTTTGACAGAAGAAAAGAATCCACCACCAATAGAAAAACCAACAAAAGAGATAGCCAAGAAACAGATGGACAGAATAAAGAATTACTTATCAAAAGCAATGTTGAATGATGATAAAACAGCTGTGGATAAGCTGAAAATAGGATTTCCAGAGGCGTTTAACTCTAAAGCCAATTATATGGCACTAGAAACAGAAGTAAAAAACAAAATTCGCTCTTGTATCTCCATGGGATATAAGATTGACAAGATAACATATGAAGTTGGTAGAACTCTTGGTATTGATGAAGATAGGGAAGGAGTTAGAAAAATACTCAAAGAAGAGGCTAATAACATACTAAATGAATAGGAAAAAACTAAAAAAGATAGCTGGTTTGCCTAATATTAGTGCTATTTTGTCTAAAATCAGCAATGATAACGAAAAAAACGAAGTTGTTGTTCTTTTCGATGCTTTAATAGATGAATTGTCAGCATTTGATAAAAAAGTTGAACACTTGGATGAGACAATAGGAGAGTTTAAAAACAAAAAAGACAACCTAGAGAAAAAAGACATTCTTGAATTAAAAGAACTTATAAAAGAAAAAATCTCGGCTATTAAAACAGAAAAAGTAGAAATTGATCTAAGTAAAACAAATTCGATTCTTTCTTTGGTCAAAAATGCAATTTCTAATATAGAATTTCCAAAAACATTTTTTAAGGAATATTTGGATAAATTTTTGGAATTGTTGTTAATAAAAGACGAAGAACCGTATAAAGAAGAAGCTATAAAGGAAAATGGGCGTATAAAGGAAGTAATTTTTTATTATAAGAACAAGGTTGTAACTGAAAAAATAATAAGAACACCTGGAAAGACAATCAGGGAGAAATATGAAAAGCAGATTTGAACACATAATGGAACATGAAGATATAGGCATAGAAGGATTAGAAGAGCCTATAATTTCTTTAATTAAAGAAGAAACCAAAGATATACAAATAAGTGTTTCTGGTGGTGGAGGAGGTGGCAGTGGGGGCGGAGGCACAACAGATCATAGTGTTTTATCTAACTTAGATTATGCTTCATCTGGTCATACGGGGTTTGCACCTGCTCTTGGTGTAGATGATAACTATGTAACAGATGCAGAAAAAATTGTTATTGGAAACACATCAGGAGTAAATACTGGTGATCAAGATTTATCTGGTTATGCATTGAAAGCTAATGTGCTTGAATTGGATAACACAGATGCTTTTACTCCTGATGCTGATTATGAACCAGCTACCAAAAAGTATGTAGACGATAATATCTTTTCATCTCCATTGAGTACAAAGGGTGATATTTATACATATTCTACTATTGACGCTAGATTACCAGTTGGAACTAATGGAAAGATTTTGTCTGCGGATTCTTCTAAAACAACAGGTCTAGCGTGGGTTGATCCTTCTGCCGCCGCCGCTGGAGGTTATGACAAAAGTATTCAATACAATGATGATGGAGTTATTAGTGGCGATTCTCTTTTAACCTACGATAAAACAACTCATAAGTTTGGTGTGGGATTAGACGCACCGAATCAATCTGTTCATTTAAAGAAAGATGACGCTGATACTGCAGTTGAGTTTCAGTGTGGAGCCGAAAGCACTACTAATGCCACAAAAACCTCAACTGATGAATTTAGTGATGATTCTGGTGGTGGAGAATTAGCGTGGGCAGACGTT